CAACATGAATTCCATGTCTCTCTTCATGCGCTTTCCGTTTTTGGCGATTTGATAGGCTTGCTGTCGGCCATGACCTGCATAGTCCATGACCTGATCAGTGCCTGACGTTTGGTTTACGTACTGACTTATCTGTGTGCGATTTCCCAACAACGTCGGATTGACCCTGGCATTGGCGGCAATGTTGTCATCGCCTTCAATTTTCCGGTTAGCTGCACCTGCACCAATCGTATCTGTCTGCCATTGAAAGTAGACATTATCAACACTGGTTTTGCTACAGCCACTAAGAAAGGGTGTATCCATTGGGGCGATGTTGTAAATCACATCAGACACTTCCTCACGAATCTTCGATGAGGAGAAAGTCAGGGATGTGTTTGTGGCAACTGCCATTTAATTATCTCCCTTTAGAGGTTTTCCATTAGCCCCTCTAACACAGTCACAGCGTCATCGACGTGCCCTGTCTTGCGGAGCCTCTGCATTTTTGTAGTACGTTTCTGCTTTGTTTCTCTAGCCTTGTCTCTACCGGTTCCGGCACGAACCACTCGGGGTTTATTTTTTAACTTCTTCCCCTTAACGTCAGTTTTCTGAAGCCGGTCGTAAAGGAATGCTTTACGGAGCATCAGGAGTGAACGGTGGTCCACTAGAGCATCAATCTCTTCCTTGGAAAACCCACTATCGGTTGCGTAGGATTTGAGGTCTTTAGCCAGGGCTTTTTGCTTTTCTGGCTCTCCCCATTCAGGAAGTACGTCTACCAGGGCCTTGTATTCCCTCTGCACCATCTCTTGATGTTGCTTCTGGTTATCGGCCATGGAAATCTGCTGTACTCTCTGTTGTTCCTGCTGCACCCGGTTAAAGTTATCCTGGGCTTCACGGTACTCTTCTTTCTTGGTTACGTACTCAATAGGGTCCTCATTTTTCATTTGTTCCCAGTTGACATCGTTCCATTGTCCAAGAGCACCCATTTGATTCTCCATGAGTTGCTGAAGTGCTTGAACGTACTGCGTTCTTTCTTGCTGAATCTGGTTGTATTCTCCGACCATTTGTTCTTTAGCGGTCTCGAATTCCTTACGGTGTTCTGCAAGTTCTTGTGATTTTCGAGTGTAACTACTCTGACGGGAATAACCTTTTGTAAGTTCTTCGAGGGTAACTTCCTGTTCTTCACCGTCTATCTTGACGGCGTACAGGAGGTCCTCTTCGTCTTCTTCGGGTTCTTCCCCCTCTTCGGACTCTTCTTCTTCCTCAGATTCCTCTTCCGGATCTTCGTCTTGAGTTTCCTCGGTAGACTCTTCCTCTTCAGTGGCTTCTACTTCTTCAGTCTCTTCCTCTGGTGTGATGAGGCCTAGAAGTGCTTTCTCTGCTTCGAGAACTGTTCCTTCAGTGTTTTCAAGTGGGGCTGGTTGCTTATCCACGTTTTCTCCTTAAATATATGGGTGTTGCTGATCCATGATTCGAGCCATTTCGCCTGTTTCTACAATCGACGATAGATGAACCTCGATCCTGTCCAGCAGTCTTAAAGCAAGCCAGATAGATTCCCTGGCTTCTACATCGTGGACAGTGGAACCATGCCACTGACCAGTTAGGTTTTCACGGAGGACCTTGAAGGCCTCCACGAAAAGATCGTTCGTGAGAAGACGCTTTGCGTCCTCTTCCCTTGATCCGTTTAGTTTCAAGTTTTGCGTTTCCGTTTGTGAGGTTTCAGACCGGTACTTGCTACGCAAGCGGCCCAGGGGTTTACCTTTTTGTTGGATTTACGATTCTTCGCTTTTACTTTGCGAACACAACTTTCAAGTTTCTTAGGCACTAGACCTTTCCTATGGCTACAGCCCTCTGTTGCTGCTGTTCCATCTCCAACTCTGCGACATCAAGCTGTGCCTGTACGGCGGCCTTCTGCGCTTCGAGTTGTACTTTCTGTTTCTTGACTTCCACATCGGCAGCCTTGATCTCAAGTTCCTTCTGCTTGATCTCCATCTCCATCTGCTGCTGCTGTTCCTGGGCTGAGGGACCTTCCTCTGGGGGTGGTTCAGTGAGGAAATCACTGACGTTCATAAAGCCCATGGTCTTGACCAGGGCAGCGCCCATGTTGTAGAGGTTCCTCTCGTTGACTATCTTCAGGCCGCCAGCCATTGACTGTGAGGCGAACTGAATCATCTGAGATAGGTGCATCATCTGCTGGTCCTTGTTGCCAGTCCCCAGGCCAACAGAGACTGTGCAGTCGGCCTTGTCCTTCCAGGCGTCAGGTCTGACTTCGACCCAGGTGTCTCTCAGGAGAACAACCGTTTCATAGTCGTGGTTCTTCTGGAGGAGTTCGTAGATCACCCTCATCAGTTCCTTGACACCAGTCTCAGCGAAGTTACGTGCGATGAGTTCTACCCTTGACTGGGCAGCCGTCATCACCTGGTTAACTGCCGAGGCAGTGGTGTGGGATTGGAGGGCATTGTCGTTCAGACCACCAGAGTACCGGGTAACACCGGCCCTGGACTCCCTGACGGAATCAAGGTATTCAAGCATCTGGAATGAGTAGGGTTCTAAAGCTGGTGTGGCTAACGGCATTACTGCGTTGGGACTCTTAACCCGGACCACACCACCTGGGCGCTGTGTCAGCAAATCATCCAGGTTAGCTTGTCCTTCGAGGACTGCGTACCGACCGTAGTTCTGGTTGTACATGTTGTCCATGAGGTTTCGCATCAGAGTGCTCTTCATCAACTGCAGATCTTCAACAAGATCAGCCACGGATAACCCGAAGAACTTATGGGGTATCTTTATGGGTGTCACAGAGACAAAGGGGATACGATCAATTTCCTCGTTAGCTAAGACTGTGCTCCCAACGGTGCAGACCTTCCTTAGCTCTGCAATGCCGTCCCCGTCATAGTCGACCCTCAAAAAACTTTCGTGTAGCCAGTACTCACGGACAGTCCCGTCACCCATGCCAATGGCACCGTCCATCCCGAAGTTCCAGGAGTCATCAAACTCGTACCTGGAGCGCATCTCTCCCTGAGAGATAGGGTAATCGTCATTGCCGGTTGTAAGGTCTTCAGGGTCTACGTCATAACCCATTTCCCTTAGATCGGATAGGGTTTTCCTTACTCGGTGACAGACAAACCTTGAGTCCTGTATGGTTTTAGATTCTCGGGCAATCAGGAACTCGTCAGGTGGTACGTTCTCTACCCTGACCTGGCCTTTCTTGTTCCTACGTGTAATGACTACGTCATGGTAAGGAACTGGACCATCGTCATAGGCTGTGTGCTCCAGGACCTCGACTTCCTCCTTTACGACTAGAGCCTCCAGTTCTATATCGGAGAGGCCTATGTATTCTTCCCTGTTCCATTCCTCTGTCTCATCCCACCAAACCTTTATGATGCCGTTCTTCTGTAGGAGTGCGTCAGAGAACCAGGAGTAGAGGATCTCCCAGCCAGGGTTTAATCGAGTGAATACGTAATTGACATAATCTGTGGCCTGTTCGGCCATCTCATAGTCTTCAGGGGTCTGGGGGTTGAACTTAACCATCTCATCACCAGACGCAAAGACCCTCATCAAGGAGGGCTTAATCCATTCAACGGTATCGGAAACTGTTGAGTCTACGTACTGGCTTCTTCCCTCGACCTCATTGCCAAAGGGAAGACCATAGTAGTACTCCATGGCAACCTCTCTCTGTCTGGAGAGTTCGTCACCACCATAGCCGAGGGACTCTGTCAGTTCGTCCTTTATTCTCGATACGAGATCTTCCTCTGTCAGTTTCTCTCCAGAGAATCTCTTCTTCTTTGTATATTCAGCCAATTAACTTTTCTCCAAAGATATCGTCGGCCAGTTCTGTGCCGAGTTGAGTGGCTCCCATAGGTAGTACAGAGGCCAGGGGCACCTTACCGTTCATCCATAGTTTTAATACTTGGTCCGGGGTCTTGTTCAGTTTGTCAGCTGTCTTCTTTACAGCCTCCTCGAAGAGGATCAGGAAAGGCCTGCTCTCTCCCTGCATGAAGTCAACCCAGCCAGAGGCTTGGGCTTGTGCAGGTGTAACACCCACCTCCTCAGCTACCCCTTTCATCACCTGTTCTGGGTGTGCATACGCTGCAGGTGGTGGAGAACCCATTTCTTTGCCTCCTGTCAACATACGGTTGACGTGCATATCCACAGTCGCAGGTTGCCAGTTACCCATGAGGTTATGACCGAAGCTGGACATCTTAGGTTGGGCCATACCAGCCTGGTTGGTTAAGAGGCCGTAGTTAAACGGGTGATCAAATGTCTTTTGTAAAGCAGGGGTGTGTTGAACACGGTGGTATTGGTGGCCTAAACCTTTAGGCACTCCCTGCTGCCACTTAGCTATAGCTGCTGTAGGGTTCTTTGAGTTTTGTAAGAGGTGGTAGAAGTACGCCGCCCTGCGTATGTTTATCGGAACCTTTGACCCTGGGCTAGTACCAGCCACCATCTGGACGTACTCCATGAACTTCTGATTCCCTGCTTTAGGACCGAGTTCCTCTAAGAATCTATAGCGTAGGGGTTCCAGGTCATACCACTCGAAACCACCCTTAGCCAAACCTTCGTCTACGTGCTTTATGGTTTGCTTTATATTCGCAGGCGTTATTAGCTTGTCCCACTTCTCCTGCTGAAAATCAGTTAGCTTAACTCGTTGGATAGGGACCTGCGCCTGAGCAGGGACATCCCCGTAACGACTAAGATCAAAGAGTTCGCTTTCGTACGGACCTGCTTTTGAACGTGCGATAACAGCAGATGTTTCTCTTTCCCAGTTTATTGGGAAATCTGTTTTTAGAATCCCACCTTCTTCAGCAACCGTCAGTTTAGAACGATCATGGTATTTGACGTTCCCCCTGAGATACACCTTGTCTCCTACCAGTACAGCCTTATCAGCAGATTTGATCGGAGCGCCTGTTTTTATATCCGTAAAGAAGTTACCTTTGGCAGGGTTAAAGCTGGCTACCACCTCTGCGTTCTTCATCTCCTTTTCCATCGTCTTGTAGCTGACGGAGCGGAACTTCCCACCAACAGAGGCTATCGGGGTTTTAGTTGATTCTCTACCTGCAATCAATATTCTTGAGGGTTGGTCAATGTCAAAGAATACGTTCTTTAATGCTGCTCCCTGATCGTAGGCTATGGCACTCTCATAGTCAGGGCGACCATCCTTACGCCCTCTATGGAAGGTCAGCATGTAATCAGTTAAGGTGGTCCCGGATTTCTTCGGGGCTACGTTCAGGTTTAAGCGGACAAACACATTGTCCCCACCTGCTATCTGACTAGCGGCTCCAGTCCTTCCTCTCTGCGCTGTTGTGAACCCCTTCCACAACTTTGGGTCTAAGACCTTATCTAACTTAGACGCCTTCGCAAGAACCCCACCAAAACCAATGCCAGGGAGTGCAAGGCCTGCAGTACTAGCAATAGGATCTGCATATTCCTTCGGGACGCCTGCGGTTTGTAGGTTCTCTGAGGCTGGTTTATCCCAGAGGGATTCAATGGCACCGGAAAGAGGAGAGAACAGCCATTGAGCACCACCGGCTAAAGCCCCTCCAGCACTCGTTATCTGCTGTGGTCTGGGACCTGTCGGGTCCCTTGGCGCTATCCCTCTGAAGAAGGCTTCTGCACCTTCCTGCCTATGTCTCTCTGCAGCGGAAGGGACGTTAATGAGTGGGTCTACAGCCCTCCTCCACAAAGGAGGAGCCTTCCTCATCTCTAGGTCTTGAAAGGGAACTCCGCCTACGACAGCCACTAGATGATCCCGTAGTCCTTGTATTCGAGGTCCCTGGTCCAGGTTGGGTCATCACCTGCGACCGCAAACCTCATGGACATAGCTGCGTATCGGGTCGCAGACATCAGGTCATCGTGTAAGGGAACGATCTTTCCCTCTTTTCTGTGATACATCCTGAATTCCATCCACCACTCCGATAATGTTGAAAAAACCTTGAATTTACCGTCCTCCATTCTCTGGAGGAGGTCCATGATTCCTACCTCTATGGAGTTGCCTCCCTTCTTCTCCCCTAGTGCAGGGGGGTTTTCAAAGTGGAAGGCCAGCATGTTGCACCCTAAATTACGATACTGTTCAGCCAGCCCGGGATTACCCATAGAATCTCGTCTATGGCCGTCATGGGGCCAAGCAACGGGGATAAAGCTGGGCCTATTCCGTATATTCTGGGCATGTACAGCCGGAGGAGCCTTTGCCTGTCTATAACAGTCATATACATAGAGAACATCCTCGTCCCGATCCCAGGCCACCCATACACAGGCTGTGGGGTGGTCAAAACCGAAGTCAATGCCACATATACGTGGCCAGTGCTTTTCAATGGATATCGGATCAATTATCAGCTTCTCTTCGGGGACGGGGAAAACCAACCCCGACCCTATGGCAGGCCTCCCGTATCTCCTCATCTCTCTCTCATGCGGCGCATAAGAGGACATGATCTGTTCCATTACCGCTTCGTTTAAGTGTCCCCGGTCGTTGTTTAAGACGCTCCTGACTTCCTCAGTCGCATCATCCCAGGTCGCGTTGTTCAGAGACTGGCCAGGTTTAAGATTGTTGACGAAGGACGCAACAGTCTCAGTCATGCCGCTCTCTGGTGTAAAGGTCATATAAACCATACCCTTACGGTCTAAAGTTCGAGTAACAGCTTGAGAGTATATGGCCCTGCTTGGCTCCTCATCGAGCCATATCACGTCGACGCTCCTGCCTTGCCATTTCTCCACACCCATCTCATAGGCCTTGAAGAATAAAGAAGAGTTGCCGCCCGACACGTGTTTAATCAGGGCAACGCTCTTAGCGTTTGGTATTCCTGGTTTACGTTCCGTTTTTATAATTAAATTTTTCGGAATTGTTCCCGAGCCAAAGGCGTCCGGGTCGTCAGGTGAACCAAGCAACTCAAATTGAACTATGTCTCTTGTTGTTTCATTAGATACCCCACCAGCCCAAGCTACGATAGGCTGGCGGAATCTCCGCCCTGCCCACCACTTAGGGTATAACCCAGTTAAATGGTAGGATAATTCAGCACTCCCACAATAGGACTTGCCTATTCTGTTGGCAGCCATTAACAGCCTCTGGTTGGCCTGACTCCCTGTGTCGTGAAACATCTTCTGGTAAGGGTAGGGATCATAGAAATCAATCTTGTTGTACCTCTCCCTCTGCCTCAACTCCCGGGCAATATCTACAGCCTGCTGTAACTCCGCCGTTCTCAATTGACTAGCTTCGGTATCTCCTCCACGTCCGAGGTTCCGATCAAAGCCTCCAGTTCTCTCTTCAACTCGTCCGTAGAGGCAGACTCCACGTGGGATATCTGCTGTTCAAACTTCTCTGTCGGTCTGTACCCGGCCCTGTCTAAAATATCTTTAATGGCCCCCAGCTTGACTGATTCGCTCTGGGCATTACCGACTAAATTAGTCAGTTGGGCTAAGGCCCCGGGAACAGCGGCCTGGATCATCTGGTTGGTCCTCTCCTGGATCTCAGCCTCAAACTGGTTCTTCAGCTTGTGGCCCATCTGCTTGGCTGCCTTCTCTGCATAGCCAGCCATCTGGGCGGCCTTAGAGGCATTCCCAGTTAAACAATAGGCCTCGATGAAGGCCTCCTGTTTGTCAGTTCTCACCCGAATGCTTTAGCAGCAGCCGCAGCAGAAGCCTTTCTGACAGCCTTCTCACCTTTACCAATAGCACCGACCATTGGTGAGCCTACGTTCAGGTTGAAGTCATCCGGTAATTTCTTACCGAGCATGGCATCTTTCTTGACCGTGTTGGGGTCCCGGTTCGTTTTGAAGTTATAGTTCTTCATTTTTATCCTCTATTAGTGATTGCTTATGTTTACGGAATATACCCTCCGCTTTGTGGGATGAATCTCCGGCCAGAGCCTCGGCACAAGGGGGGTCCCCGGGGTCTGCCGGGCACGGTGCGGCCTGGAGGGGGCCTGAACGGGCCAGGGAGGGCCTAGGGTACCGGGTCCAGGCTGGCAGGCCGTGACGGGCATCTGAGGCGCTCAGACTGGGGCCTGGTTCGTGAACCGTACGACAGTTCAAGCGCTCCCCCAGGCTGGCTGTGTGGGTGTGGCTAGGCCACATTATCCAGGACATTTGCCAGGCTATTCCAGGCTGTATAAGCGGTTACAACTGGCCACCTGGTTAGTTAATGTAAAGTCTTAAGATGGGCTACCAGGACGTCAATCTGAGTGCGTCGTTAAGTTTGCAATGTGACCCTAGCCTGGGCGATAATAAGACCTGGACCTGGGAGGGCATCCATGAAAACAATCATTAGTCTGTTTGATCACTCTGGCAACTGGTCGCAACCGTACGCTGACCAGGCCGTAGCTACCGGTGAATATGACGTCTATCGCTTTGACATTAAGGATAGCCTAGACATCCTAGACTTCGACTGTGAATACCTTTTTGAAACCTGGGGTTTCAGTGAAGTGCACGGTATCCTAGCTGCAGTCCCCTGTACGGATTTTGCTTCCAGTGGTGCCTGGACATGGCCAGCTAAGGATGAAGACGGTAGGACAGAGCAGTCTATTGAATTGGTTTACCAGGTGTTACGTTGTGTTGAATTATTTGGTCCGGAATGGTGGTGTATTGAAAACCCCGTCGGACGCCTTCCAACACTCATTCCTAGCCTGGGTCGACCCTGGTACTTTAACCCGTGCGACTTCGGCGACCCCTACACAAAGAAGACCGGCCTATGGGGCGACTTTAACGTCCAGGGCCTGGAAGATCGTAAGACACCAGTTGATCCTACTGATAACTGGCTGATGCGACTAGGCGGTAAATCAGAGCGAACTAAAGAGTTACGTTCAGTTACACCGCCTGGATTTTCTAATGCCTGGTTTCAGGCTAACCCATAACCCTGGAGGGTTAACATGAGAAACAGTAAGCTACCTGTAACTGTTAAGCGTTGGGTAGACGCTAACCCGGATATTGTCGAGACTGTTGACATAGAAATGGACGAATTCGGCGACCCACACGAGGGACCCTGGTCCATGTGGATTTACTTTAACCCGGGCTGGATCAACACCCTTACTGAGTGCCACATGATCCATGAACCAACTGCCAAAGATGTACTCGAACAAACGAAGTTGTTTATAAAACCATGCAACTGTGGCGACTGCGTCCCAATCCAGGAGGGTTAATAATGAGACTTACATCTGAGATACGTTATCTTCAAAAGTGTTTAACATTCACTGAACGATTCATGTGGTTTTTGTTGGTCCTGAACATCGTTCAGTTCGTCGGCTTCACCTATTTTATTGGAGGCCTGCTATGACTATCTGGCACTACATCGTCCTGGCTATTGTGTTTGGTATGCCTGCGGCATTTATCCTGGGGCTAATGCTATGACCGAACAAACTAAAACCAATGTTCATTTCCCAGTTGGAATGGCAGTCTGCGATATGCACTACGGTCTACCCAGTAAGGTCCGGCGCCCGGACCAGGACGCCTACGCTCACATTGACGAACGGGTCCCGGTTGAAATCCTGCACGTCATCAAGATACCGTGCCATAACGACGGTGCATACGACGTGCTGAGGCAAATACTGGATACTGTCGGCATACCTGAGCGTTATATGTACTCCAACAAAATGGCCGTAGTTATAGATAGCAGTAGTTGGGAAAACGGTCGGCCAGTGTATAAATGTGTCTGGTCCTGGAACGACCGCACACTGGGTTTTTTCACGTTCGCAATCGCTGAGAGTTAATCAGCTACTGGGTAGTGACAGTACCCAGTGTCGGATTAATTCCAATCCGCCTACCAGCCCTGGAGGGCTACTATATGTATTTGACCTACAAAACCATCGACTGGACCTGGTGCAACACCCAGGCCACAACTGGTCTTACAGCGTCTATCCTAGAACGGAAGGATTGCATATTTGATCAGATCGAAGACCTGGAACGTCTGTACAAACAGACCAAGTCCTGGTCCCAACGGGATAAGTACCGTACCCGTATCACTGAACTGACCGGTGCCAAAAAGGAACTGGACGCACTGCATGGTCATATTCTGAATGTTCACCATGACAACACCTGCGAAGGCGCAGACGGTGATATTAAAGGCACTGTTTACGGGTCCGAGGATGTCAGCAATTACGGAGGTTCAAAATGATCGTAAATGAGCAAACTAAGCACCCTGTACCTGAAGACCAGGTAACCCTGCAGAATGTGGTCAGACGTGCCGTTGACGCACTGCAGTCTGCCGCAGGCGGCTCACCCCTGGCTGATCAGTACGCTGGCCTGGTCGAGGCTAAAGGCATCATCACCAAGCACCTGGAAACCCTTCGGAAAGGAATCATCCAGGACTACGGTGACCAGGCGCTCGAGGAGCACCAGTCTGCTGAACCAGGCACCGACGTGACCTTTCAGTTCAAGGGCATCTATTATGTTGTCGACCTGGACGTGTATCAGCCTAACCGCATCAACTGGAAGGCTGTAGCTGGCAACTGGTCCGACGAACCTATCTACGAGGCCATAGTCGAGCACCACAGGGATACCAGGCCTGCAGTACGGATCAATACCGGGACCATAGTTCGCTGACTAATTATTGCACCTGGGCATCTGGATGGTGCCCAGACCAATACTTAGTTAAGTATTCGGACCTGGACGCACCAGGGATCAATAGAGGGCAACAATATGGCACATGAGTTAGACACCTTTGCCGACGGTAGGGCCAGGATGGTCTACGCTGAAGGCATACGCCCCTGGCATGGTTTAGGCCAGGAAATTACCAACCCCTACGATATACCCGGGACCTGTAAGGAAGCCGGGTTAACCTTTCGTTATGTTGTGGTCCGGGATAAGATTTACATCCAGGACGCTGACGGGATCGAGTATCCTACCTGGGCCGAATACAACCGGACCGTCGTTAAACGTGAACCAGGCGTCGGTGATGTCCAGTTAACCGGTGTCGGTTCACACTGGCAGGTCAAAGGGCACCAACCCCAGGACCTGGTCGCATTCTTTCAGGAAGTATCACACCGGGTCGAAGGCACCGCCCGTATCACAACTGCCGGATCTTTACGCCGGGGCGGCTGTGTATTTGGTGCGGCCAAGTTTGACCGCCAGGTCCGGGTCTTTGGCCAGGACCCTACTGATTTCTACCTGGTGTACTTGATGTCTGTTTACAAGGCCGCAGATAAGATCATGTTGAGTGGTGTAAACATTGTCTGTAATAACACCTTCGAGGCGGCTTTCAATCGGTCTGGTGCCAGTGCAATTAGCCTGCCGCACTACGGGACCCTGGACGACGATGCTGTCGATAGCCTGGTCGACCGTATAGGCCTGGTTGATTTGTCGGCGGTCGAGGACGACCTGACTAAACTGGTCCTGGTCGATCTCAACCAACGTGATCGTGAGGACTACTTCACTAAGGTCCTGCTGGGCGAAGCCAGCATCATGTCGCTGACTGACAAGCGCCTGCAAAAACACGAAGATCAGCTAACTGAATTGGAGCGCTGTTACATTGACGGTCCAGGCCAGGACCAGGCTGTGCGCCAAGGTACGGCATATGGGGCCTGGAATGCTGTAACTAACTGGGTCGACAGACCTGACCCTAACCAAGCTACCGGTCGTCGGTCGACGGCTGAGGGCAAGTGGTCGTCGATCCTTTATGGGTCGTCGTTTGATTCTGGTCGACAGATTAAACGCCGGGCCTGGGATAACGCCCTAGCACTTGCGGCTTAGCCTGGTCGGATGGCTACTCTGGATTATCGTGATTGCTACGGGCCTGGTCTTTGGTGTAATCTGGGTCCTGGTCGAAATCCTAGACTGGCTGACCGGCAATAAAGATTAGCGCCTGCCCTGGGGCGCAAGTACCAGGGACCTCCTACCGGCTCCAAGCCGGAATTGACCCCCTTAATTGGGGGTCTTTTTTTGCCTGGGTCCCAGGTCCTGGATTCTCTAAGGCTCACCACGGCACCCTGATTTGACCCCTGGCTACCCCATTACCCTACCCCTTAAAATGCAGTGACGGCCATCTGAGGGCCTTCAAAACGGGTCCGGGAGGGGTTCTAGCCTGGAAATCCTGGAAAAAACCCTGGATTCTACCCTTTTTTCTGTGGGGTTATTAAATTCCGTTTTTTTTATAAGCTTATTTTTTGTGCGGTTTTTTGGGTCCGCCGCGACCGCCGCCTATGGGGCGGCTACTCGAGAAACCAGAAAAAGCCGTCGTCACGATAGAAAAACCAGAAAAAGGCTCTGTCACGATGGAAACTCTTCATCA